GCAAATAAATTTGAAAGACTAATTAATCGATCTATCTTTATCAAGCTTCGCCTATTCAGCTTTTGCCCATGCCACAGAATGTCAATCTATTGAATGAAAACATACTCGTTACGCCTTGTCCTGGCATAGCGTTTACTTGCTCAATCATCCCTTCAACAGATTGAGTCTTGAACAAGCGCAATTCAGCTACGATTGCCTGCGGGTTTACGCGCTGTTTTTTGGACTTGCCTGATACGTACTCAAGAGTCGGCATATCAAATACGTCAACAATAGAGCCGCCTTTGTCAAGCACCGCTAACGCGCCGTAAGTTCCTGGATCAATACCTAAATAAAAATCTGCCATATTATTCACCAAACTCCATTTCTTTAATCGCCTTCATTTGTTCCCTAGTCAAACTGAACCAAGGCTTCTTTCCACCTGCTTTAAATGCGTCATCCCAGATTTCTTTTGCTAAGGCTTTTAAGACGTCTATGTTATTAAACTGCTCCCAGTATTCATCAAAGCCGTTGTCTTCATGTTCTGATTGTACATTTGACATTCATATCTCCATCTTTATTTAGAAATTCATAAATTATTTCAGCTACTGCTACAAAGTCCGTAGGAGTTTGAAATTTAGCCTCAGCTATTTTCTCACAATAAACCATAGCATAATCTAACGCTTCTTTTCTACTGAAATAAGCCATTATTTACCTTTCTGTACGTAACTGTCTTCACAACCTGTCAATTGAGTTTCCATAGGCAGCTCTACGGCGTAAGATTCGCAGAACCACTTTCCGTCTTCAATAGGTTTAGAGAACTCGCATGTACGGCAGTTTTTGAGCGGCGGCTTTTTATCAAAGCACACTTCTTTAAAGTCGCACCATCGGCAGGGGTAAGCCTCATCACTCTCACCAATACGCGCTGGACGTATCTCCGCATTAACTAATATGTCAATTCGCTTGAGTATGTCATTTTGAGTATGCGCATCTGGCTTGATACGCCGAACGTAGAAAGCCTCATTGTCTTTTCCGAGGGCAAGATATAGTCCTCGTTCAATGCCACTGAAAAGCATTCCCGCTTGAACTTGATAATAATGCATCGGCTTAGAAATGACAACACCTTTCTTTTCTAACTCATCAAAAGACTTTTTGTTGTGTGTTTTTGCCTCAAGTACGTGCGGTGTATTTTCAGCTGATGGCACTCCCTTTATCACTCCGTCTAGCTTGACTACAAAATGCCCAGTCTTGTCAGTAAAAGTGAATTGCTCGCCGTTTGAGTCCTTTTCATAAACCGTATAGCCTGCCGCTTTGAGGTCGGAAACAATTCGGTCTTCCTGCAGGTGACCAGTCTCAAATAGGCGTAACATGCGTCCATCAAATTCAACTGAGTCGTAGCCCCGCCAATCCATCCAAATCTTCCTGAGGCACTCCTCTCCGATGCTTGACGCACCGAGCCTAGACAACCTCATTGGTCTGTCTTGACGAGCCTTGATGCCGCTATAAATGCTTCCAATCATTTCATCCTCAGCTGCGGGGATCATAATTGGCGCTGGTTTTTTAGTTGCCATGTATTTCCTTTATTGCGTTATTAATGGGGCTACCTATGCAAACGGGGGTAGCCGCTCCGTGTTCTTTCGATTAACTTGCACTGATCTGAACAAACCTTAATCCCAAGGATTCTTCTTTTTACCTTCCTTGGCTTCTGCTTTTGGCTTTGCCTTGTCTAGGTCATCATCTTCTAAATCAAGCAATGATGGCTCTTTTACTTTAGGCTTTGCGGCTGGAACTGAATCCTTTGAAACATAGCCGACAATCTTGTTACGGTCAGAGTAACCATTTGTACCCTTTTCAATATCAAGAACCGCCGTAAAACTACGCTCAAGCAATTCATCAACAGAGGTAGCGTTTGGCTTACCGCAGGCACGTGCCCATGCTGAAACCTGCTCACGACCGATGCGTTGCGCTTTTTCTGAATCGTTGTGAATGTTGTAGTTGTTCCAAATTTTACGGTTAGCATACTTACCTGAGACTACTTCAAAAGTTGCAGCAATCATAGTTCCGCCCTTTTGAGTTGTCTTTTCTTCAGCCTCGCTACATTTGAGTTCATAATCGCCTTTAGGCAATGGCTCAAAACTACGTTCTTCAACTTCATACTCATTTAAATCAAATCCAAATTTACTAGACATATTTATTACTCCTTTAGGTTATTAAGATACTACAGGTATATTTTTAGAGATTTCCTCAATGGTCATCTCAAAAGAATCAGGACAGGCATAACGGTTTTTTGCAATGTACGCTGGACTTTCAGTCACATGCAACAATCTCTCTCCAGTAGTGATTCCACGGTTTACAGTGTTATTGAAGCCGACGTCTGCTTTTTTGACAATCACTTTGAACCCAGCATACGCTACTACGTCGCACCACTCCTGCAACAATGCATTGCAGCGGTTAGGCAACTTAGGTACAAAGCGGTCATACGGCTCAGTCAAAGGGTTCTCATAACGAACCACTGAGGCATGCGCGAGTAAGACGATATTCATACCCTTTTTGCGGCGTAGTGCATCAAGACCCTGAAGAATCTCACGGAACTCTTCAGCTACGTAAACTTGATTCTTACCGTATCCTAAGTCTTTTGCGTCATACGATGACTCAACATTCTTAGAGATTAACGGCTCAACAAGCCAATCAACAGAGTCAATCACTAGTGTTTTAAACTTGTGATCCTCTTTGAGCAACGTCTTGATAGCTCCTACTACGTCGCCAATTTCAGAGGCACGAGGGAATGAAGTTACATCCAATGAATCGATACCGTCCTCAGTATTAACAAAAATTGGTGCGGGGAATTGAGCCGCGATTGTGCTCTTACCGATACCATGATTTCCGTAAATACAAATTCGGGGAGGTAGTTCCTGCTTTCCCTTCACGAGGGAATCCATAAAGCTCATGTTTATTTCCTTTATTAAAAGTTTAAATATACTGGGAAATACTGAAAGGTTCGGCTGTCAAACTGCAACAACTTAATCTCATTCCCAGGATTGTTTTGCGCCAATACTCCGACGCACACTGCTGACAACTTTGGATCTCCAATCATGCATAAGTAATCACCTTCTCGGAAGTCTTTTAAAATATCTCGGGCATAAGCAACGGGGTCATCATACTGAACGTCAGTAAAGACGTGTTCAATTTCTCCGAAGCGTGCTGCGTCCTTGATAGTTTTACGCTGGGTGTTGTCCACTACCCAAACTACTGCTGGCTCTAGGTCTAATTCATCTTGCATTTTTTCCTTTCCTATTATTACGTTTATGTTTGAATTATAGCTCATAAAAATCTTTCTGCTCCAATATCTTTAATTACTTTCATAATCTCTTTGTAATACCAGTCATAATCCAAATCCGCGGGAAACTCCTTCGGCATCGTCATACATTCCCTAGCTCCGTCGGTCTTTGCAACCTTATTACCATTAGTCGCGTAGGTTAACGGCGGTAGCTGTTCCCGTGTTTGATACCATCTTACAGTCCGCCCAAGGTATTTATCGCCCTGCACTCCGCCGCCAGTGACTGAGCGAACGCTGATAAAGTCAGTCAAAGGTGAATTCATAACAGTGTCTTTGAACTTTGTACCGTATGCCAACCATAGACCTACTGCTTTAGAGACTACGGGCGCGGTTGGGTTCTTACTCAAAGTTGGCGCACTGTAAATACCTTTTATTTTTATTGAACGGTCTTGCTTCACTGCAAAGTAATTATTAACGTCTTTCAACGCCACTACTCTATACGGCGTATCCTCAAATATAAAGCCAGTCAAGTCGCTAAACTCTTTTACAATGTTGTGAACTTTTGTGACCTCGTTACGCCTATGCTTGAGCATGATTCCGTCGGTATTGGCTGAAACAACTTGAATACCATTGTCCTCTAAAGTCTCAATTAAGTTTAAAAGAGTAAGCTGACCCGTCAGAGTAATATTAATCATAACGTCGGGAGAATACAGTGCTGAATACTTACTAGCTGTTTTACCGAATGTTCCGTTCAATGCAATACGTAATGAATCTGCAATTACCATGTTCTTTTGACGTTTACCTTCTAATCGTCTCTCGAACACTTTGCGATACTCATCAATAAAGGTTGTACCAGTGTTAACAGGTATGAGATTGCAATTAAGCAGAATAGAAGGATAATAACTAGAAACATCATAATCAACAATTTGATAATCATCATCAGTAACATGGCAAACCTTTCTATCGTGTTGTGAATGAAGACCTCCAACGCCCATCTGATATATACCATTGTTTATCGTTACGAGGTCTTCCTTCAGAAAGGCAGGTAACTCTACGTGCCCCGTTGACTGCTTAACTTCATATACGTGCTCTGACATCCTTCTTGTTAATTCAATAAGGTCAGCGCGTTTAAAGTTAATAAAATGTGGAACTATATACCGTACGCTTTCAGGTATCTTTGCCTTACTACGCTTTATACCTAGGCGTTTGATAAACATCTGCTCAGCTACCTGCGAATCAGATTTAGAACGGGCATCAAAGCCGTATTCCTTACTGATCTCTACGCGTAGCTGGAGTTGCCCTTGCAGCTTGTTATAAAGCGTCTCTGTAGTATCTAAGTCGTTCTTGCAGTAATCCCAAACCATTGGTCGGGCAGACTCATCAATCTCCTGCGAATGATGAAACGGCAGGTCTTGAATGAGCGGCATGTGCATACGTGCGCCGTAAGTCTTTAGGCTCACAAAGCTGGGCGCGACCTCAATCAAATCAATGTGGTCAATCATAGGGATCTTGAACCTGAATTGCTTTTCAGCATCCCACGGCATCAAGTTCTGATGAATAATGATATCCCCGAACCCTTTTGTTTCAAACGTAGAATGCCCAGACAAAAAGTAACTGATGACGGGCATATCAAACCGCGCCCCGTTGAAGCTAATAAATGTGTTCTTTGATTTGAAAAGAGACTTGATACGCTCACGAGCATCCTCCTCATCTCCCCAGATTCCGAAATACTCTCCGCTCTCAAGAATCTTACCCATCAATAAAAACATATTGGGCGCGACCTCGGTATCGAACACTATAGTTCCCATTAGTCCTGATTCACATAGCGTTCGGTTGGACCACCGTCAAGCACTAATGCCTTTTTAGGCTCGGGATACTCTAACTCGATTAACTTCTCAATAAAGTGAATTGCCTTTTGCAAATCCTCTTTTCCGTTTTTGTCTTGATACCGCTCAAGATATTTAGTAGCGCAACCTACAAAGTAGCCCCTGCCGTATAAACGATAAATTCTGTCCCAGTGTTGCTCGCCGCCTTTTTTATAATGCTTACCGCCTACCTGTCTATCATTTGCTAACATTCTTTTTCTCCCTGTTCATGATGTAAATCTGAGTAGCTAACTTCCAGTCAGAGGCTGAAATCTTATCTGCCCAATATGAGCCATCGCTAATCTTATGTTTACGCTCATACGCTACCATAGCCATCGGCTGTGCTACAAACTCAAAGAACGGATTAACGAATCCACTTTTCTTGAATGGGTCATTGCAGAATGCCTCGCACTCAGTTAGAAATAGTTCCCAATCACCTTGATACAAAACACTAGGCTTGACTACTCCGTTTGAATACGCATCAAATACTTCACTGCTTGGTGGATTTTCTACATACGGCTGCGCGTTGTAGAGTTCAGTATATAGATGTAGATTGTTACTCACCGTAAAGTATTGACCGACTGGCAGCTCAAGCGCAATCGCTACAAACTCTTGAATCATACTGAAGTGAACTGGATTAGCTCCGCAGTATCCCCACCAGAAATCATTACTCCTGTTGAAGATTGTCAAATCAACACATCCGTTCACAACAGCAAATACTAACTGCGTATTACAGGCTTTATCCTTTGTGCTTTTGTTGAAGTCAGATGCATCCCAGAGTTGAATAACTGCCTGACGGGAATTAGAATCAGTCTTGAGGTGCTTGATAACCTCTTTGAGTTGGTCAAATCCAAAGTGCTTACGCATCCTGTGTCCATACGCCGCGTTGAATCTTACGCCGTCATCACTAAATTGCCCAATGGTAGAATTAAACTGCTTCAGGAACTCTACGTCATCACGTCCCGCGAGCATCCAGATTGATTCCATTAAGTGAAAGATTGGATTCGCATCGCGTTCAGCAAAGAACAATACGCGCTCAGTCGGCTCTATGATTGTAGTTAGCACTGGTTCATCAATACGGATTGCTGGTCCGTTACGAGTGTGAACCTTGATGCCTGACGTTTTGAAGCGCCAGAGCATGTCCGTAAATAATTCATTGACGTTTATTGCTTTTATTTCCATTATTAGAACTCCGTTGTTGGTTTGTAATTCTGACGAGGTTTACCCTCTCCTGTTTTTACTCTTTGATACTTATCGAACTCACAAAATACATTTTGAACGTCATGTAGGGTTAAATCTTTAAATTTATCATTTGATTTGATGATTACGTCCCGCGCCTCAATCAATTCTTGATTAAATTGCTTTTCAGTAATAATCTTGAGCAACTTGCGTTCATGTAGCCTATTTAACCCGCGCTGACTGCCTGGACCCATTGGTGCCCATGAATATAAATCTATAGCGTTGTCTAGTTGACCGCGCAGGTAGGTCAAATCTGAACTCACTTGCCCAGCTATAAAGGTTTGAATACCGAATGAAGTAGCTAACGCATTAGTAGTATGCTTGATTGAACCAGAAGCAATCGCCCCGCGAATCTGCGGTGCAATCTTGATGATTGGCGCAATAATATACTCCGCGAGGTTTACAGACTTTGTGTTACCTTTGACCATTGTTGGGTAAACAATATAAGCAGAGCTATATACCTTTTCACCTTTGGATTCTAGATGCTTCATCGCCTCAATAAACAAGTAAGGATTAAACTCCTCAGCGCGGCGGGGAATCACGAGGTTATCCATAAGGTAAAGCAGGGTCGGTGGCCAATTAATCAAACGAGCGAGAAGGGCGCGAAACCATACATCACCAGAAACATTCCTATAATAATTATTGATTAACCATTGGCTAACTCGGTCATCCCTGCGACGTACATTGCAGAAACGATACTTGCTAAGTATTGGGTCAAGCGTATAGGGCTGGAGCATGCCTGAATCCTTATTTAGACGCACCTGCTCACGTTCATTAACAAACGCTACCAATTCATTAAAGAGTGCCATTCTCTGCCTTTCTGATAACTTCTAGAGTGTCATTAAAGGCATCGGTGTGATCTATTGTAATAATTTTTACTCCACCTGCATTATGCAAATTAACGCAAGCGTCATAAGTAGATTTATGTGCGCTTACAGTATTCGCTGGATTGAACGGCTTTGTTTCCCCACGGGCATCTCTACGCGCTTGCACTCTCTGTAGGCAAGTTGCGAGGGGCGTATCGAGGATAGCCGCGACGTATGAACCCGTTGGTTTAAGCATCTGTGTTGTGATTGCTCCTGGACCCACTTTTGAGAGTAACAAACCTTCAAGCAGAACATGACCCCTAGGATGAGCAGCCAAGGCTCTCTCTGCAATTTCCTCTTGAGTACTGATACCATCTGTACCTCCGCAAGTATTTTGATAACTACCGATGACGTAAAGCGGCTGAGAGATTCCTTGACTGGTCAAATCAACTTCATAGCCCCAATGCTTCTTTGGCTTATTTGGGTCAGGTAGAGCCTTGCAAGGATAATCCGTCAGAAACTTACGAGCTACAGTAGTCTTACCTGAGCCTGAAGTTCCGCGGAGTGATAAAATTACATTCATGTGTTCCCTTTATTCGGTTATTGAGTTTTAAATTTTAGCTCAAAATAAATTCAGCACGGAATGGCGTTCCAGTTTCAGCAAACATTGCAGCCTTCTCAGCTCGCGGCGTTACTTTCACCTCGCATTCTTCACGTAACCAATCAGGCAGGTATTGGGCGCGGATCTCTTTGAATGGTTCAGTCAGGCGTTCAAAACCTCTTGAATCATACCATTTGATCCTGTCCCAGCCCATGTCAGCGTAAACTCCTGGATACCGACGGCTGAAGAATCCATTCTTGAATTGGCACAAGCATGACTCAAAAGTAAAACGACCAAGGTCTTTATTCTTAGGCATAGTACCTAATATTGAAGTTGCTTCTACTTCAAGATGCGCGCACATTTCTTCAAATTGCTCATACTTACCTGAATGTGAATTAGGCTGACGCTTATCAAATACAAACTCATCTGCTCCGAGTAAAAACAGCATGCCGTTACGATGAGAGCGCGAGCCGTCAAAGTCATTAAACATCAAAGTCGTGCAGTCAGAGCCGTATCCGTTAAGCTTTATGTACTCAAGGTATGAGAAAGTAGAAAGCCGCCCAAAGCTAACAATGCTATTAGCCTTTGCCCATAGTGATTCATAATTGGTATCGCTCCAGAGCTTGACTTGCGAGCCGTGCTTCTTGACTAACTGCGCATATGAGTAGAGACCTTTCATTGTGTCTTTCTTCTGCTTATTACGGTCAGAATCAAAACTCAAAGTAGTCCAGTCATTGTTAAAGCGAGCATGCGCGGCTCTCCACTCAACATCACTCTCAGGGATTGCAGGAATAAACTCCATGATCTTTAAGCTAGTAATTGGGTTTTGAGTGTGCCCGTTAATAGTAGCGAACCAAAGAGCCTGTTCATCAGTCCAGTCGTAATACTTTTTGAGGGCGGGCAAGTAAAGATACACAAGACCTGGATGTGCTTTGTAATCAAGGTTCATAGTATATAACGCCTTAAAGTATTCAAGGCGGTTTTCAGGTAGGCGGTAATCATTCATTTCTCTTGTGCCTTTCTTAGTTTTCGCCAGACAATTCAAGTTGTAAGTTGCCTACCAAACCTTCCCCATCAACTATGTTATGGGTGCAGTTTTCAAAGG